AAGATGCGCAGTGATCTGAGAAATATCTCAGATCCATCTGTGTTTTCTGCAGTTTTGTTTAAAGAGAAAGATAAGATCAAAGATAAGCGTCGATCAGACGCAAGAGATAGAAAAATGCGTTGGAAACCGCAAGCTCGAGATGCTAATTCAGAGCTTGTTGCTTCCTCTCATCAAGAACCATTTAGTAATGGTGAGAAAGCAAAAGTTTATGAATGGGAGCCACAATCAAGTTGGCTTTCAGGAATGAACATGAAACTTGGTCTTGATGCGGAATCAACAACGACCATCAAAGAGGTTAAAGATTCACTCCATGACCTTGCTGCTTCATTTGGACAAATAAAAGCAGAAGTTGGTTTGAATAAGGAAACTGGTATTTTGGTTACCAAGATGACGGAGGGAATGAGTGACGTTGCAACATTCATGTTGCTTGTTGCCGTCCTTTGGATCATAAAACCAGAAACACAGAACGAAAAGATCATGGCCATGTTTATGATCGTTGGTGTTTTGTCCACGAGAAACTCCTTGAAAGAGTTTTTCATGAATTCACCAATTGGAGAATGGCTGAAAGGAAGCGAACTCCCATCTCCACAGATGTTTGGTTTCGCTCCCGACTGCGACAGTTTGGCGACAATACTTGTTACAGTTATGAATACTTTCGTTTGTGTAAAGGCAGGTTCAGCCATTTTTGAACCAAAGTTCTTTGTTCGTACAATGAGTGAGCTCGGCAAAGCCGGGAGCACGATTACGAACATGGTCAGAGGTGTGAATCTTTTGGTTACTTATGTGTATTCAAGTATTGATGCTTGGTATACAGGGAAAACTTATTTCACACAAACTGGCCATCAGTTCATTGATGTCTTTTTGCAAGAGGCTACAGAGATAATAGACTCTTTTGAGAGTAAAACTTTGTATAATCTTGATTCGTCTGTTGATCGAGTAAAGGCGGCAATTGAACAAGGCACTTCCATTCAGATGAAAGTGCCAGGAGGAGGTCAATTTACAGGTGTTCGTGCTTGTGTTTTGAACCATGTTACAGAGCTAGTCAAGATAAGAAAAGCTCTTATGGCATCCAATTACAAGTATTCAGGTATTCGTCAAGAACCTGCTGTTCTTTATTTGGTTGGTCCTCCAGGCTCCATGAAATCACAAGCGATGCAACATGTTGCACACTATGTGAATGCACGACTGATGAACAATTCAGATTTTGAGTTGTATTGTGAGCAACCCAGTACTGGTTTGCATAATCGTCAATTTGAGAACGATTTTTGGGACGGTTATAAACAGTCTCAGAATATTGTTATTTTTGACGACATTTTGCAAGCTAAGGATGTTGCTGGGACTCCGAACAATGAGGCGATGAATTTTATCAGGAGTGTTAATGTTTTTCCTTATGAATTGCATATGGCGAAAATTGATGACAAAGGAAGTACAAACTTTCGTTCGAAATTCGTCCTTGCAAATTCAAATATGAAGAACATTGTCATTGACAGTATTCACGACGTTGGAGCATTTCTGAGGCGCCTTGATCTGGTGTATGATGTCTGTCTCAAGGCAGAATATTGCATCGATCCAAGTGCCCCATTGTGGCATAGGAAACCTGACAAAACAAAGTTTCCTGTCTGGACTGCCGAAGAAGCTGGTGAAGAAACCAGCTTGATAGGTACAACCCGGACACATCCATCAATGTGTGATTTTCATCTGCAAAAATTGCAGAGAGGACATTTTGTTGATGCTGGTGTGGTGCATGATTTTTCTCAAGTTCTGGAGAATTATTACCAAGTCTACCTCACCAAAGAGGCTCAGTTCAAGAGTTATCTCAAAACTCTTGATGAAACTCTCTACGGGACTCGTGAGAGTTACCAGAAATATCTTTTTGGTTTGGGACGAGAAGAAGTCCCAGCCGAAGAAGATGAAGTTCAAATGTTTGAACCTCAAATGAACTCGAGTGGTCAGACGGTGAGGTTTACAACTACGTCCTCAGGGATGTCGGTTAGACCTCCCACAGCTCATGAAATTGAGGCATGTTGTACTTCAATCAGTGACCATGATCAAGCACCAGTTGCTGGAGATTTTCTTCATGAATTGATGCTTCTTGGTTTGCATAATCACTATGCTTATGAGATTCTCGTTAACGTAATCGCTAAGGCGTCTGTCTTGCGACAACGCCTACGCTTTGATGTTGATGATAGAATTTTGTTTGGCATGTGTTTTAATCGTGTTGAAGCAGTGATCAAGCTGTTTTTCAACATTGATTTGAGTGCAAATATGGGAACTGGTTGGATTGAGAAAGAGTTGTCGCCTGAGCATGCAGAACAGTATGTTATTGATACTGCTGTTGTGTTTGTTTATCGTTTGATGATAGCGAATTTACCCGAGGAAGAACTTCCTGAATATACCCCACAAATGTTACATTCAAGTTCAAGTCGAACTCAGTCTGAAAGGACTTTGAGTAGATTGGATTTGTTGTCGCATTTGAGTCCGCTCAATGTTGATGTCATGATGGCTATAAGGGCTAGTGACTATCAAATGGCCTGTGCTATGGAGATTGTTATTACTCGCATGATTAATGAAGCTTTTGTAAGAACAGGATACATCATTTTGCCTGATGACGCAGCGAATTGCGTTATAGAGGCAGCTGATAATTCTGAACTATTTGATCTGGAAATGCTTTCTGAAAATATGGAAGTAGTTATGGAAAAAGTTTTTGAAATTTATGCTAGTGCTGAACGTGGCACGACGAGTCAAAGGCGCAATTTGTTGATTAAGAAATGTAAAGATGATTTAGTTGCTCTTGTAAAGAATGAGATTCCTCCATGGGTGGCTTTCGTTGGGAACATATATCATAATTGCGTGCTTTATTTGGGGCAACTCACTATTGTTCCTGATGTTCTTCGACAATTAGGACATATGTGGATGGGTCGTTATGGCATTTATGCGCAGGCTACTATCGTTGCAACATCCATTCCAATTTTTACCTCGGTTTTTAACCTTGTTTTTAAATTGGTAATGCCTTTGGTGTTAGGCAACGAGCCTGCTAAATCCAAGAAAGGTGAAGAAACTTGGTTGAAAAATCCAGGTTTTAAGACAATGAAGCTCTTTGGAAACTTGTTCCCACACTCTGATGAGAGGAGAACCAGGAATCCACAAAGGTCAAAAGTTGCCAGATTAGTTCGTCCACAAGCTGGGAATTTGTCTCCGCAATCTGTTACCTCGTCAAATCCAAATTTGATTAGTGTCATGCAAATGATGATGCGTAAGAGTATGTTCACCTTCTGGGTTCCTTTACCCGTTGATGAACGAACGAGTGAGAAGACCCATCAGGGTGCTGGATTTGCTGTTGGCTTGAGAGGAAGAACTCTCTTGATACCCTATCATTTTGGATCATTGTTGCAAACATATGTGGATGATGGTGTCATATCGAGAGATGATGTGTGTGCCTTGAAACGGCCAATGTGTGAAGAGCCTTACTTTTATTTCACTGTTCAGGAATTCCTTTCTGGATTTTTCCAGTGGAAAGAAGGTGAAGCTCAGGATCTTGCTTTATTAAAGATGCCTTCTCACTTTCAGCCAGTTAAAGATGTTTTGTCGCATTTTGCTACTGAAAAGTATATTGAGAGGTATAAGAAATTTGAAGCTGTTCTTTGGATCCCACATGCTGGCGATAACAGGGAGTTGCATAGTGTTGTTGCTGAAAGGCGAACGGGGCCAATTGAAATTGGCAGTTCCCGTTATGAAGAGTACACCGTGCAACAAGTTTATGAATATGCTGCACATACTTCCCCGGGAGATTGTGGAGCATTGTTGTATGTCAACGACACATCAAATCCCTCTCTTGTGACTGGTATGCATATAGCAGGTTCCACAGGTCGGAAAAGTGGTATGGCTGCTGTGCTATCCAGAGAGTTTCTTGAGGATGCACTGAAATTGGCAGGTGAAGACTACATTGAAGAGCCTGTCAACTTGAAATTTGAGCCAGTTGAAAACCCCCATCCACAGATGGGATGTTTTGGCAAGGTTGTTGATTCACCTGTCCCTCAAAGAATCAAAAGATCCAAGTTAAGGCCCTCTCCTTTGAAGGATAAGGCTTGGGTTTCATTGAAAAGGCCTTCAAGGCTCATGCCCTTTGTGAATGAGTTTGGCGAAAAGATAGATCCGTTAGTTTTAGCAACTCATGGTTATGGTCAACCGGATATCATTTGTTCGGACGAGGATGTTGTTGCAGCGAGAGATTCGTTGTATGATTATCTTTGTAGTAGATCTACCAAGAATGTTGAACGTCGGGTCTTATCTTTTGAGGAAGCTGTGCTCGGGAAAGGTCCCGGTTCAGCTTTCACTTCAATACCCAGGGGGACATCTGCTGGTTATCCGTACAATTGTGACGGAGGAATATCGTCTAAGCACCGGTTTTTTGGATTTGGTGAAGAGTTTGATTTTTCCTCTCAAGCGTGTGCGGGTTTGCAAAAATCAGTCCAGTATGTTGCAGATTGTGCTGAAAGAGGGGTCCGTTGTGTTCATATTTTTACGGATTCCTTGAAGGATGAAAGAAGGTCCTTCAAAAAGTGGGAACAAGGCGATACTCGATTGTTTGCTGGTTGTCCTATAGTTCTCCTTATTGTTTCAAGAGAATATTTTGGTGCTTTCCAAGAGTGGATGGTTGAAAATCGTATCCGCAATGGAAGCGCAATTGGAATTAATGAGTATGGGAGCGAGTGGGACTCTTTGGGTAGAGAATTGTTACGTTTTGGGAACACGCGAAATGTCGGAGCCGGTGATTATAAAGGTTTTGACAAACGACATAAAGCAAAGTTGTTGGATGCTTTGCTTTGGATTATTAACAAATGGTACAATGGTACTCCTGCTGAGGAAAAAGCAAGGAGGACATTGTGGCTTGAACTCACTAATTCGAAGCACATCAATGATGGTGTGCTGTTTGAGTGGAGTAATGCTTTGCCATCCGGACATCCACTTACTGCTTTTATCAATAGTCTATACAATGCTCTGATCAAGAGGATTGTCTTTGATAGAATTGTTCCTCTTCCTTTCAAAGGGAAGTTCAATTTTATGGTGTATCTAATAGTTTTAGGAGATGACAACGTTTTCAGCGTTGACCCCATTATTTCAGAGCACTATCGAGAGGAACTAATAGCAGTTGAAATGCTCAATCTTGGCCAAATTTATACTCCTGAAGATAAGGATAAAGCCGAGCATGGGCAAACTTTGAGAAGATTGGAAGATGTAACCTTCTTAAAGCGAAAGTTCCGGTTTTTTAGAGGTCGTTGGATAGCGCCTTTGGATCTTGGAACGATCATGGATATTCCTAATTGGACCAGAGATGGTCCAAATATCTATGCTGATACCGAGTCAAACGTACAAGTTGCACTCGAAGAGCTCACCCTTCATGGGAGAGATGTTTTCGAGGAGCTTGGCGGTAGGCTTATTCAAGCCGTGCGTGATACACATGGCTTGTCTGAACCAGAATGTACGTCTTTCGATGTTCTGTATCAACAGGTTATTCACAGAGATGGGAATCGAAGTGATTACCGAAGCATCATTCCTGGTTACGGCGTTACCGGTGGCAAAAAGGCGGAACCACAAATTGGTGACGAACGCTTGAATGATGAACAGGCTGCGGTATTTACCGTTACTTCCAGGATGGCCTGCTGGCAGTCCCAGCTAAATCCAGGATCCCGCAAACCTCATGTTCGCTTGATTCGGCGACATGTTGTAAAACGAATTGCTACAACACAAGAAAACCCTGCGATGAGTACTGATAATCGTGTTACTGTGACCCGAACCGAGCCTAGTGAAGCCAGAGAGGATAACTCCTCTTCGGTCACTCGGATGGTCTCAGATGCCGATGTTGTGATTGCAAAACCGCTTGTTGAAAGGCGGTTGGATGCCAGGATATTGGCATCTGCAAAAACGGGCAATGTCCAGACAATTTCGGATTTTCTCGCCAGACCTCAAATGGTTTGGGGAGGAGCATTCGCTACTACGGATATTGTCAACGTCCCAATTGGAGGTACGAAAGTGCCCCAAGGACCACTGGGAATCCCGATATGGTATGATAAGCTTAAGGGTGCAGGCGCCATTCGTGGTGATTTGCATGCTAAAATAGTTTTTAATGCCAATCGTTTCCAGCAAGGAAGATATATGCTGGTTTGGGTTCCCACTGGAGGTGCGATCAATTATGATGTCTGGGATAGGATGCATCGAGCTACCCTGTGTCAGACAACTCAGTTACCACACGTCGAATTTGATTTGTCGTGTGATACTGAAGCTGAATTGGTCATACCTCATGTTACTGCTCAAGGTTGGGCTTCAATCGCTTCCAATACCACTGATTTTGGAAACAATGGTTGGTTGCGTTTGATACCCTATTCGCCTTTGGTGGCACCCACGGGTTCTACTACAGCAAATTACACAGTTTTTGTTCATTTTGAGAATGTGGAGTTTGCTATGGCTGTTGTTCCTCAGGCAAATGTGAGAGTGAAAACTCGAGTTAGGAGAAAGGTTAATCCTAGTGAGGCTGAACAAAAGTCTCAAGGAATGGGCCCTTTGGAAGCCTCTTTTTCCGCTGTTTCTTTAGCAGCAGGTAAATTTGGAGGTATTCCACTTTTGAGTTCAATTTTCCAGCCAGTTGGATGGGCAGCAGATCTTGCTGCCTCTGTTTCTGGTGCTTTCGGTTGGAGTAGACCTCACAATTCGGAACATTCGACGATAATGGTTCCTTATAATGCTTCAAACCGAATGACAAATGTTGATGTGGCTGATAATAGCACAAAACTTGGGTATTTTGATCGGAATGCCCTTGAAGATGTTCCTGGTTTTGCAGGCACTGATATTGATGAGATGGCGTTGGCCTATATTCAATCAATTAGTGCTTACAACCAGAAAGTGTCTTGGGATGCTTCGGCTGTATATGGCGCTCGACTGTTTGAATTGAATTGTTGTCCTCGTGATTACACAATTCAGACAGTTCAAAGTGGTGTGACTCTAACTCATATGTCTCCAGTCTCATACGTTTCATCCTTTTTCGCCCTTTATCGAGGGTCGTTGAGGTTTACGTTCAAGATTGTAAAGACAGAGTTTCATTCTGGAAGATTGCAAGTTAGTTTCTTTCCGTTTGATACTCAAGTTACACCGAGTCCCGTTTCTCCTTCAACTTACGATTGTACGTATTTGCATCGTGAGATTTTGGATATCAGGGACAAAAGTGAATTTACTTTTGTTGCTCCATACACATCGTTTTCCCAGTACCGAACATTGGGATCTTCAGATCGTCATTATGGGAGAGTTCTTGTTGATGTTTTGGAGCCTCTTGTTGCTCCTTCTTCAGTATCTTCTAGCGTGACGATTTTGATGGAAGTCTCAGGAGCGGATGATCTTGAATTCGCTCAACCGTCAGCACCAACTTTCCAGATTTGTGCTCAGTACGTTCCTCAGGCTGGTGGTAACACCTGTTTGATTGTTTCTGAGGATATTGGCAAATCTGATATTTTAAATGATGGATCTGCTTCTAAAGCTTGTATTGGCGAGAAAGTCACTTCTTTTCGTCAATTGGTCAAGAGGTTTTCTCTTTGGTCGAGGCCAGCTACGTCTGGTTATACTACAAGCACGAATAATTTGCAGATTATCCCTTTTTTGAATTCGGTTGCTTCGATGGGAAGTGCATTGGTCTATAATGCACCATTGCAGAAGGGAGATCTTATAACACAAATCTCTTGTTGCTACGCACTTGTACGTGGTTCAATGAGGTTTAAGTTTGTTGATGGCACAACTTCTACAATGAACAAATACGTGGTTTCGTCATATGCGATTGACAATTCCATGTCAAAAACAAATCCTACTCTATGGCTCACAGGAGGAGATTTGGCTGGTTGGGATCCGAATAGATCTCAATCATTTTATCGCACGGATATTGGTGGAGTACCAGATGTCGAGACACCTTTTTATAATCGGTTTCACTCGGCTGCTGTTGCTGATACCATGGCTTCCGATAAAGCCACAGTTCCAGCTTTGATCTATGCTGGACTTGGTACTGCTCCGAGGACATTGTTTAATTGTCATCAGTTTGCAGTTCCAGCACCTGACCCGTATATTTATCGGGCAGCAGGTGAAGATTTCTCTCTTGGTCTTTTTGTTTCTGTTCCACCCGTTGTTGGATGGAGCTTGAACAATTACTGACCGTTTTGGTTTTTCTATTTATTTTTCCAAAGTCTCTATAATTTTCTTTTTACAATGACCCCTTCATTCCTCTTTCTTAGAGATTGGCGTAAGGAAAGCGCTGGTCCCTTAGTAAGATAAACTGTGATTGCAGGGCGAGTATAACGGGTTTTCTGCGTCGTCACATTTTAATGGCATTAGTAAGCCACAGCCTACAGAAAGGCGTGTGACATAGTACGCGAAAGTGTACCTGGTTAGGTGTGTGAATTTATTCACAC